ACCCACTAACGTAGGTAAGTCTATTTTCTTAGGTAATATTGCTGCTAATGTGGCTAATAGTTTACCTGATGGAGAGACTGCTGTTCTTATATCCCTTGAAATGTCTGAGATGATGTATGCAAGACGTCTCAGTAGTCATGTGTCTAAGATTCCAGTTAAAGAGTTACATGATCAAACTGCTGCTTTAGAGATATACTTCAAAGACGTAGCAGAACAAAAGAAACGTCGCTTAATAGTTAAAGAGTTCCCACCTAAAAGCATTACGGTAGGTGGTATTAAAGCTTATCTCGAGATGCTCATTAAAAACGGGATTAAACCAGGGATAATCATTATAGATTACCTAGGTCTAGTTAAGTCTAGTAGTGGAGATAACTCTTACGAGCAAGGTAAGGCAGTTGCTGAAGAACTTCGTGCTATGTCTTACTTCTTTGAGTGCCCTATAGTAAGTGCTATTCAAACTAACCGGGAAGGTATGGAGAATCCAAGTCTCGATACTGTATCCGAATCTCTTGGTGTTGCAATGACTGCTGACGTGATTTGGTCACTTCAGCAAGAAGAAGGAGATCAGGAGCTCGGCATTATTAAGGTAGGTGGCATTAAGAATCGTATTGGACCTAAACACGGCGCTACTGCTATGAGACTAGACTATGCCACTCTTTCTCTTTCTGAGGAAAAGGATTATATCGGATTAGCTAATAATTCTAGTAAGGATGGAGATGAAATGTCTAATTTAGAGAGAAAGCTTGAAAACATTACCAAATAGGTTAAATAACCTTTGTGATTACCAAAAACATACACGTTTTTACTGATGTTGATTTAGACGGCGCCGCTAGTCTACTTCTCGTGCATTGGGCTTTAAAAGTTAAGCTCGGAGATATAAAATTTACCCCGGTAACGGTTAGTAATTTTAGAAAAGAATTTTTAAAATGGCTCGAAGAGGATAGCTTTGATAACTACGATAATGTTGTTTTTTTAGATTTGGATACAGGTAATTGTGTAGACTTGATTGATCACCCAAAAGCAATTATAATTGATCACCACTTGACCCATGTTAACGTCAAGGACAAGTATAAAAGAGCAAACATAACAATTATAGAAGCTCCTTCCTGTGCTAAGCTCATATATAAGACATTTAAGGATAAAAAATACCTATCTGATTTATCTGATAAGCAGAAATATCTTGTTGCTCTAGCTAATGATTATGATAGCTATCAATTTAAATTGGAAGAGACGTATGATTTAAATTGCGCGTTCTCTAACACTCAACGCACTTTAGAAAAAGGCCGTACCCATAAATTTGTTGAAAGATTCTATAATGGCTTTGACGGTCTCAATCAATTTGAAAAGAATATCGTGAAAGAGTTTAAGACCGGAAGAGACCTTACAATTAAGAATTTGCAAGTGTACTCAGGCAAAGTGAGTATTAGCAAACAAGAACTTGTTGTAACTGGCACCACTGGGGCCAAGTATGTTAATGATGTTTGCGATCATTTATTAAAGACGTATAATTCCGATATCGTGTTCTTTGTTAATGCTAATAACTCTCATGTTTCGTTTAGAAAGAAAAAAGAATGTACAGTAGATATGTCAAAACTAGCAGCTAAGCTTTGTGAGGGAGGCGGCCATGAATATGCAGCAGGTGGCAAGATAACTGAAACATTTATGGAATTTGTAAAACAATTAACACCCGTGGAAACATAATAATGTCTGGTGTAATTGGAGCCCTCGAAGAAGCAGTACTAAACAACCCATTAGACTACTTAATGGATGAAGAAATTGAGGCTGAACTATTAAAGTTTAGTTCGTTTTGTTCCATAATGCACAATAAGAAACTCAATAGTGTGGCTATATTTTCTTTAATTGTTAAGAACAAAATTTATAAAAAGATCTATATGCGCTTAATTCATGTTGATAATGAAAGAGAAGCAATATTGCTATTTTTAAAGTTTAATCCCAACTTATGTCGTAGCAAAGTTGTGAAAGAGGTGTTACAATCATGACACCTAATGAACGTACCAGAAATATATAATACCTATTTGAGTGTATCTCGTGGTTCGAGAAATAAGCCCTGGAAAGCTCGTAAGGATTTTGATGGATTTGAAAAGACCGGGGACGGCTTTATATGCCAACGTCTAGAGCTATTCTTTAAAAAATTCCCCCAAATAAATCCGAGAGAGTTTCTTAAAGCTCCTTATGAAATATATAAAGACGAAGATATGTTCCCTCTCAACTTTTATACTACCCAGAAAGCAATAGCCGTGTATACCACACTACAAAAGCAAAAGAAAGAGGAATTACCTGATACAGAAGATCAGATTGAGGATATTAAAAAAACTCTCAAATACATTGCCGGGGTTTGTTTTGCCAAGAAAATTACTCTCGAACAATATTGTAACCTAAAAGAAGGCTATACATACAAGTCTATTATAGACTATAACAACAAACTTATTAACATTTATGTGTTGATTAAGTTGCCTTCTTTCGAAACACAGCTAAACTCTTTTAACCTTCAAGATAAAGAACTTTACTTAAAGGATGTAGCAAGTAACATTTCGAAATACAAAATGAGACTTAATACATCTGTTAGAGCTAAGAACGTAATTGACGAAGGTATTAAAATAATAACTAAAATCATTGATAAAAAATAATAATACACTAAAATAACTAAACTAATATGAAACCTACGTTCAATTCAAATATGTTCGAAAGCATTAAGAGTGCTCTTGAAAATGCTAAGACTAAGCAAACTGGCGGCAATTATAAGAATATTCTTTCTATTGCTGGACCTGCAACTTATGTTATTCGTCTCTTGCCTAATATCAAGAACCCGAAAGAGACCTTTCTTCATTACTATCATCACGGCTGGAATAGCATTGCTACCGGTCAATACGCAAGTATTACATCTCCTTCGACTTGGGGTGAGCGTTGCCCAGTAAGTGAGCTTTACTTTAAGATTCTGCGTAGCGGTACTCCTGAAGAGCAAGAGCGCGCTAAAGCCAATCTTCGTCGTAAGGAGAACTGGTATGTTAATATCTTTGTTGTAAGTGATCCAAAGAATCCTGAGAACAACGGTACTGTTAAAGTTCTTCGCTTTGGTAAGCAACTCAATAAGATTATCGAAGCTGCTATTAGTGGGGATGATGCTTCTGAGTTCGGTGCTAAGATCTTTGATCTTTCAGAAAACGGTTGCAGTCTTCGTATTAAGGCCGAGCTTGTCTCTGATAAGCCTGGTGCACCTAAGTATCCGACCTATACTGCTTCTAAGTTTCTCGCTCCAGGACCTATTGAAGGTCTTGATGAAGATAAGATCTCTAGTATCTATGAAAGTGTGTTTGACCTCGATACTTTTGTCGAGCATAAGACCGCTACTGAGATCCAGACTTTTATCGATACTAACTTCTACGGTAATGAGGTCGCTACTCCAGCAATTACTGCCCCTGTTGCAGACGCAGAAGATATTGATGTACCTTACGAAGCTCCTAAGCCTGTCGTTAAACCAGCAGCTAAACCAGCTGTAGTTGCTGCTAAACCTGTCACTAAACCGGTTGCAGAAGATGCGTCAGCTAACGATGACAAAGTCAAGGCTATTCTTGACGGTCTCGATGACCTGTAATAGATGACTGAGCAACAAAGACGCGAGCAGATAATGCAACAACGCCAGCAGGCCGGTCAAGCCCGGTCTGCTGCGCCTGCTATGTCTGATGCTGAGGCCCAGCAAATTGCTTCCGAGAACCAGAATCTCACCCAAGAGCAAATAATCGCTATTGCTATGATGGGTAAGTTTGTTCAGCATGACGTAATGGGAGTAAAGAAAGCCGCGTTAGGCGATCTTAAGGTTAGTGATGTAGATATGTCTAAAGTAATGCCTTCGGGTATTGCTAAAGCAATGGGTATGCAGCCGCAGACACAAATGCAGGCTCCTCCTCAAGTTATACGCCAAATCCCGGCCATAATGGCTCCAGCTGCTTTACCGCCCGGTGTAGTAAATCTGCCTTATATTGAGCCTGTTGCTAATGATGCTCAAACTGAATTTAATTTTGAGAGAAAAGTACGTTACGAAGAAATCATGGAAGCTATTGATAAACTCGAGAATAAGATTATAATTCTCACGAACAAGATTAACGAACTCTCTACTATAGTAGATAAAAAAAAACCGAAGAAGAACCTAGACGATGGACCTCAAGCTGGCTAAAAAAGACTTTGCGGATAACTTCCTGAGCATCATCAGTAAAGCTGTTGATGTAGCTTCTATTAAAGCCACTAAAGATGGCTTGTATGTTGTATGCAATAAACCTGATACGAGTATTATATTACTCGGTAAGTACAATCATGCTTTAGATGTAGAGCAAGAGACTACGCTTAATATAGGAGACATTAAAAAGCTTCTAAGAGTTATTGAGTGTATTGAAGAGGATGAAGTAACTTTTAAAGTTAATAGTAATCACCTTCTATACAAGTCTGATACTATTCAGTTTAAGTATCATTTTCTAGATGATGCTATTGTACCTAAAGTATCATTAAAGAGAGAGAAAATCGAGTCATTAGAGCTTGATACCTTCTTTGATATTGAGTATAAGAAACTACAGGAAATCCTTAAAGCTAGCTCGTTCACAACTGATACCAATAAGATTTATCTTTACGGCCAACCTGATGGTATTTATTGTGAGCTAGGAGACAAGGAAAAGTCTAATACAGATAACATCACACTTAAGGTGGTTGATAAGATTGAAGGACAACCGTTAACACAGGCTTTACCGTTCAATCTCGATATTTTTAGAGTACTATCGGGGGTTAAGTTTGACAAAGCACGTGTGGGTATTAATCTTAAATTTAAAATTATGTCTTTCTATGTGAAGCCTACTGATGAAACTGAATTCAAGTTTATCATTTCTGGCCTTGTCAAATAATGGCTAATAAAATTACAACTCAGAGCTATTTCGTCAAAAGACTAAAGGATTCTGGATACCTCGTATACAAGCTTTTTGATGAGTACGGAGAATCAGACCCGCGTAGCTGGACAGTAATGATTGATCCAGGTAATGCTTCTATAATTTGCACCTGTTATATTAACCACGGTAGTATGTTTGGAGAGTCTTATTTTGAACTCTATGACGGTGGTCAATATATTCCGGAAAAGTTTAAGTTGAAAACCGACTCAATCGAGGTTATAATAACCTACCTTGTAAAATATGGAATCAATAACAAATCAGAGCTTTACAGCAGCAAACAACACACAAACATTTAAATTTATGAATAATTCTAAACCATACGATTGGCTCGGAGAAGACGTAGAAGGTAAGCAGCCTCCATTTGATGCTGTTAACCGCATGTATATGGAGCCAGATCGCAATTACGATACCACCCTTAAGCCTGATAGTGCTTATATTGCTACTTTACCTGATCTTCAGAACGGCCCGTCGTCTCTTATTCAAGGCGCGAATGTTGCTATTCAGCAAGTAGGTATTCATAACTTCAAGCTACCGCTTAAGTGGACACGCCCAGACGGTACTATTATCGAGCTTGAGACTGCCGTTACCGGTACTGTATCTCTTGATGCTGATAAGAAAGGTATTAATATGTCTCGTATCATTAGATCCTTTTACGAACATAAAGATAACGTATTTGATGCTAACTATATTGAAGATGTACTAAAGCTCTATAAGAAGAACCTTGGTACTTTTGATGCTAAGATCATTCTTAAGATTTCTTATCCTATTATTCAAAAGAGTCTTCGTTCTGGAAATGAAGGGTATCAATATTACAATATTTCTATTGAATGTAATCTCAATCAACAAGGAGTATTTGATAAGGTTATTCACTTTGACTTTGTTTATTCTTCGGCCTGTCCTTGTTCTTTTGAGCTCGGTGAACACGCTCGTAAATATCGTAATAAAGCAGTTGTATCCCATTCGCAGCGTTCTACGGCACGTATATCAATTAAGTACACTGATCATATTTGGTTCGAAGAGATTCAGAGAATGTGCCTTAATGCTCTTAAAACTGAAACTCAAGTCATGGTTAAGAGAGAAGATGAGCAAGCGTTCGCTGAACTCAACGGGGCGTACTTGAAGTTTGTCGAAGACGCTTCTCGTTTACTCTATCAAGAGTTTAATAAAGATAGCCGTATCATTGATTTTAAGATTGTATGCTCTCACTTAGAATCGCTTCACTCTCACGATGCAATTGGTTGTATCGTTAAAGGTGTTATCGGTGGATTTGTAGCTACTGTTTCTGAAGCAGAACTTCGTAGCTTAGTGCGTTAAACTATAAATATACATGGTGAGCAAAATTACTAAAACAACTAAGAGCGCTGTAAAAAAGTCTACTAATAAAAAAGTAGACGTTTCAACTATTCCTAATAGTCCAGACTCTAGGGCATCTGTGCCAGCTAGTCCGGGTACTTTTGCGTCATCTCTTCAGCCTCAGTCTAGTCCGGGGGGGGATATAAATATCAGTAATGCTGAACAAAAAAAGATACAGGACATGCTAATGCATGCTCAGATCGAATTTGCTAAAATTAAAACTCAAGTAATTAGAGAAAAAAAGAAAGAAATAGACACTTTAAACTTTGTTATTAAAGAGTTTATGGGTCCTTTTATATTAATCGGCTATGATTTAAATAATAACCCGGTCGAGATGATTTCAGCTGATTCTACTGCTGAACATGACGCTATACTTGAACGTTTACGCCGAGTAATGTATAAGATTAGTCAGAATATTGCAAACTCTAACGGGAATGATCCGTATGGTCTCGCGGATAATTAAAAAAATAAAATTAGCTATTTTACCCAAACGTAGAAGAATCTACGTAGTATTAGAAGGCCGATACAAGGGAGAATGGCTAGTACAGGTTAAAGAGAATACTGACACTATTGTTTGCTTTTCCTTACCTGATAAATTTGTACGGGAAATACCTAAAAAGGAATTTGTTTGGGGTATTGCTAATAAACTTTTGGATCCAGTAGATGTTTTACCTAAGAGCATATATAATGTGTGTTTAGCAGAATATAACCATAAAGCAACCGATGAACAACGAAATAACGCTCTTAATAGACGGAAACAACACTCTCCATCGGACCCACTGGATAGCGAATAATACAGGCAGAGTTTTAATTAATTCAAAAGGCGTAAACACCGGTAGCGTGTTTACTTTTCTTAAGACTGTTAAGTCTTACGTAGATCAATTCAATGCTAGTAAGGTTTATATCGCTTGGGACCGAAAACTTACAACTGAAACGAACTTTAGAAATACTCTCACGGAAGGAACCTATAAAGGTACCCGAGATCAAGCTAGGAATAAGGAAGTGTATGATAGTATGGGAGTTATTCTTAACTCTATTGAATGTCTCGGTATTAGAAACATGTTCCCTGGTAAACTCGAAGCTGATGATGTTATTAGTTGGCTTGGAAAAACGATTCCTGGTAAAAAGATTATTATAAGCGTAGATAGAGACTTTATACAGTTAGTTGCAGAGGATATATCCTATTATAACCCTATTAAAAAGCAGCTTGTAGACAGTCACAACTTTAAAGAGACCTACGAGGTAGACCCCAAGGAATACCTGTATTATAAAGCGATTATGGGAGATGTTTCTGATAATATTCCAGGCATTGAGGGTTATGGTAAGGTAAAAGGACTTAAACTCGCGGTTTCTTATAACGAATACAAGAAAACTGGTACCTGTAACGAAAAAGACCTTGAAGTTATTAAGAGTAACGAAAAGATTATAGAAGATAACCTTAAGTTAATGGATTTATCGTATGGCTTAGAGCAGTTTAAAGAAGAAACGGAGCTCTACGGCACACAGCTCAATACACTAGAGCGCTGTACTACAGACTTTGACAAGTTTAAACAAATTTGTGTGGATTTAGAGTTTAACTCGATCATTGATAAGCTTAGTAATTGGCAAGCTACGTTTAATAAAAAATCCAATGGTAATATTTTAGCCGAGTATTTTAAGACTTTTGTGTAAATATTATATATGACGCCTAATGTAGAGCCACGCGCGCAATCTTGCACCACTTGCGGTCAACCTTCTGTACATCCACGTATTATGCAGGTTAACCGCGGAAAAGACATCGTAACCGAAGCACATTGGATTTGTCCAAGATGTTCTAATAGATTCATGGTCGGTACTGTAAATATTGTTAAGGGTGAAAACAAGAAAAACTAAAAAGTTACTAGACGAAGCGTCCTATTACACTGGACAGGGTAGTGGTACCCAGACCCCTGAAACAGTATCTGCGTATGAGTTTAGCAAAGATAGTGTACCTACGCTAAACAAAATTAGTGACCTTAAGAGTCGTAATGGGGAACAAATGCAACCACAAGAGTTGCCGTTTCCTTTGCAAGACGCAGTAAGGGAATTAGCTTCTTTATTCTTAACCGCTCAAGATCTTAGAAATAAAGCTCGTTCTGCTGAAAAATTACC